GACCGTCGCGGTTGCGGTCCCGCTTGCCCATGTGAGTGTGGCCAAGCTCTTGCTCGGCTGTGGCGTGCCGGGCGTGACGGTGTCCTGAATGACAAGGTTGATGGTCTGCCCTACCGTGCCCTTGTCCGAGGGCTTGAGCGGGGCCTGGGGCGAGTCTTCTAGCGTCCAAGCGCCTGATGCCAGCGATGTGGAGGTAAACGCGCCAGTGATTTCTACCGTCACTACCGTGGTGCTGGTGTAGCCGGTGATGGTGGCCACGCCCGGGCCGGACGTCACGCGCCGGCCTACGTCACTGGTCATGAAGACGCCCGATGCTGCCGTCAGGGTGCGGCCGCTTCCCGTTGATGCGCTGCTTAGCGTGGCGCTGGCGCTCATGATCCGGCCAGTCTCGGCAAAGGGAAGCACCGACAGCGGGGCCGGCGCCAGTCGCCAATTGGTTTCGGCGATGCGCTGCAGGATATAGATGGGAAAATCCGGGTGCGTGATGAACATCGTGTCATCGCGCTGGGCAAAGCGGAACTGCCATACCTCGTCAATACCGTAGGGTGTGGCGATCTCGTAAGGCACACCACCGCTGATGATCTGGCCGGCCCGGGCCCGGAACACTCGCATGTAGGCGTCGCCGAACTCCAGCACATAGGAAATGTCGCGGCTGAACACGAAGGGCACCAGGCGCGTACGGTCATCCTCGTACTTCACCGGCTTAACCATCTCGGTACCCGGCGTGCGCTCGGCCCCGCCGTAGATGTTCACCAGCACATTGCGCAGCCGCTCGGCCGAGTTCTGATAGCGGGCAATGTCGACCCGGCCGCCCGCCTTGGGCGAAAGCTCGCCGGCGGTGAAGTTGGTTTGTATGGTACTGATGCGCGCCATGGTGAGCCCTCAGAAGCGCGCCATGGTGAGCGCCGAATCGTTGAATTCCTCGGGCGGCGTGTCCTGGCCGTCGTTGGCTTTGGCCACCTTGAGCTTGTACTGGCCCTCTTGGTTCAGGCTGTCGCGCAGGCTGGTCGAAGAAGTCACCGTGTAAGCCATCGCGGCCGCCATCAGGATCTCGGCCGCCTCGACCATGGAGTCGTCCCAGGTTCCCGGGTTGGTGTTCTCCCAGATGTAGACCAGAGGCAGCCCGGAGACGTTGGCCAAGATGCGCCGGCCTTCCTGCTGATAGGTGATGGGGCAATTGCGCCGGCCCACCTGCAGCGTCTTGAGCCAGTCCGTGGGCAGATTGAACTGGTAGCCAAAGTCGAAGGCCGGAGATTCAACCAGCGGAGCGAGGATTGCACGCCGGGTGGCGCAGTTCCAAGGGTGGGCCCGAAGCACCATATTGCGCACCGTGGGCCACACCGTGGCGCAAGGCCCGGCAAACTCCGAGTCTTCCTGAAAGCTGCTGATGGGCTTGCCGCCCAGGCGTACCAGGGCGTTGGAACATATGGACACTTCGCTGGCTATGGACATTTGATGCACCTAAAACGAAAAACCGGGGGACGAGCCCCCGGTCAATTCCCGCTGGAATCCAGGGGATCACTGCAATGCGGATCAGTCGGTCACGTAGGGAATCTCGAAGCGGATCTGCTGGTTTGCAGCCAGCGATGCGCCCAGGACTGTGGCGTAGACCTCGACATCGGCAGGTGTGATGTAGTCGGCCGCAGCCGCCACCAGCACGCCCGTATCGGCGTCGATCTTGCCGGCAGCCGAGATATCCACGCCATCCGCGATGCCGTCCGCGTCGATGACCTCCTTGGTGTTCGCGTTGCGAATACCGATGTCCACGGTGGAGCTGGCCGTACCGGAGCCGCCCACCGAGACAATGGCGCCAGTCAGGAACCGGCTATTGACCGGCACCACGCCCAACAGGATGGTGTCGTTGGCGGGATAGGCCGCATGGGTGGCCGGGAGGGTGGCGACCAGCACGCGCTGGCGGCCGTGGGACTCGGCGGGCATCAACTTCTTGTTGTCCGCCACCTTTTGCGCTTGCACGCTATTGACTTCTGCCATGGTGTACTCCTGAAAAAGGTTGCGTTAGAACGTGAAGTCGATGGCTACGACCTTCTCTTCCTCGATGCGCACGGCACCGTGGGAAGCGGCCATATCGACCTGCATGAGGTTCTTCTTGTCCTTGCGCCGGCCCGCGGTGCCTTCGATGAAGCCGGTACCGAAGTGCACGGCGCTCTTGGCCCACGCCACCGTGCGCGCAGTGTCACCGCCGGTGACGCGAATGCCCTCATAAGGCACCCACTTGAACCCCATCCAGTTGCCCGACACGTCGCCTTCCTGCAGCATCTTCACCGCCAGGAAGTCAGCGCTTGTAAGCTGGGAGTCGGACAGAATGTCCTCGAGCATTTCAGCCGTGTAGGTGATGAAAAGTTCTTCACCGTTGTGGGCGTCGGCCTCGTTCTTGCGGAAGATCTTGCGCGCAGTCAGCAGCTTGGCCTTGGTAAAGCCCGTGGCGGCCGGCAGGATAATCTGGCTCGAAGGCAGCGCGATCTGCTGACCGTCCTTGGTCTGGGCGTTGCCGATCAAGGCGTTGTAGATGATCGAGTCCTTGCGCCGGTTGTGCGAGGCCACCAGCGAAGCGTTATAGGAGCCGGACAAGGGGTTGGCCAGCAGCTTGGGCTCGTCGTTGCGGTCTACGGGCAGCGCCTGGAAGAAGTCACGCATCAGCGCCACGCGGGTGCTGTGCTCGGCTTCGGAGAAGACAGTGTCGCCGTGGCGCACGGTGTTCTCTGGCATATCGTCCAGCGCCGCAAGGCGGTTGGCCGTGAACGATTCGCCGGTGATGGTGCCCCGGTCGGTGACGGCATTGGCGAAGCGCGATTCCTTCTGCTGCGCCATGAGCCGGATCTGATTGTCCCACTGGACAACGAAAGCTTGGGTGATCGTATTCGACATGGAAAACTCCAAACGGATTGGTCGGGTATCAATTCGCCTGTTGGGTTGTCCGGTCGAACCGGGCCCAGGAGTTCACCCACTGCTGCCGGCTACCGCACCTGTGGGAGGGCCTTTACCGGTTGTCCGCGTGCCATGCGGGCCGGTTGATGCCCGCAATGATCACGCGATGGGGTTGTCGAAATCTCGAATATTTAAGCGACCGGCGTGGTGCCGTGCTTGCGTTCGTAGTACTGGCGAACGCGCTGGCTGACGCGCTCGTGCTCGGGGTGGCGGGGGTTGGTGTAGGCCTCGGAGGTTTCAAGCTTGCGCACGTCCTCTTCGCCGAAGGTGCTAAAGCTCGTCTTGCCCGCGCCCTTGTCTTCCTTGAACTCGGAGCCCAAGGCGGACATCAAGCGCAGGAACACCGGGTTGTTGCCGAGGCCTGCGGCCTCGATCTCTTCCATGCTCACGCCCGCGCGCTCAGCCGCCGCGGACGCTGCAACGTGTGCCAGACCCGCATGGCGCTGGAATTCCTTCTCGTCGGTGCCCCAGACCTTCTGTAGCGATTCGGCGGCCTGCTGCTGGTCGACCTGCTGGAAGGCCCCGGCCAGTTGCGGCACGGCCTGGAAGTAATGCTTCATCACCACATCGAGCTGGCCCTGGGTGAGCCCGGCCTTGTGCGCATCTTTCAGAAACCCTTGCATCTGCGGATCGTCGGCGGCCTTGTACTCGCCCATGGCTTCGGGCGGCTCGATCTTATATTCGGATGCCTCTTTGGGCGGGACGTCGCCGGTGCCCAGGCGCTTCTCGAGGTTGCCGTAGTTTTCGGCCATCTTGCGTGCCGAGGCCTCGATATCCAGCGTGCCGTCGTCTTTGGTGACGTGGAATTTCTCGGGGATGTACTCGCTGGGCGTGGTCTCGCTACCGGCCTCTCCCGCCTTCAGTATCGTTTGCGTGCTTGCGGGTGCCTGCTGCTGGCCTTCCTGGCCCTGCTGACCCGCTGCGGCCTGGCCATCTCCGCCATTGCTATTGGCGCCGGAGCCATCGTCCCCGGTGCCGCCACCACCTGCGCCACCATCCTCCCCGGCCTCGGCCATCAGCCAATGATGCTTTTTCCACATTGCTACTCTCCTGAATCGTCGGCGTTGGGGTCCGGGACGCCGTTTGCCCGGTTGATCTGGGAAACGATGTGTTCGATGACCCGGCGCATGCCGTCGCGGTGGTAGGTCTGCAGCACGGCATCAATGCCGCCGGTGGTCACGGCTGGCCGGGCAAAGCGCGCTGTGAGGTCTTCCAGAATCGCGGCGCCGCGCCGGTCATCCTCGAAGATTTCCTTGTAGAGGCTGGGCTCGATGCTCATGCACTGGCCGCCATGCGGTCAATACCGGCCTGGGCGGCCTGCATGCCGATCTGCTGCTGCACGGCCGCTTGCTCGGCCTGCTGCTCCTGCTGCTGGCGAATGCGGCGGATCTCGGCCACATCGTCGGCACTGCGCACGAGGCGCGCGGGCACGCCACGGCCATCGGCGCCCATGCGGATGCCCTCATCCACGTCGAAGTTGTCCCAGACGGTCGGATCGCCTTTGGCGGCGGCAAGCTGTGCCGTGCTGGCAAACGCCCCCTCGATGGCCGAGACTTCCTCGAGCTTCTGGCTCTTGGCCATTGGCGACAGGTAGGTGATGGTGTACTGCCGGCCGGCCAGTGATTCGGGCGGCGGCGTGAACAGGCCGGCACGGAAGGCCAGCCCGAAGCAGCGCTGCAGCATCGGCTGCAGGTACTCCGCCTGCATGCGGCCATACACGGGCCCAAGCAACTGGCGGATGAGGTTGATGCGGGCGTAGAACTCGGTCGCTGTGCGCGGCTGCCCTTCCATCGGCGGCAGCTGGTCGGCCATCATGATCTTGCGTATTTTGGCTTCGAGCTCGTTGCGCTTGGAGAACGAGATGTTGAAGTCCGCCCCAGTCTGCAGCGGCTTCATGCTATCCACGCTGTTGGCCACGATGATCTTGCGCGCGCCGACCTTGACCGTGCGAGGGTTGAGCACTCCGTCATCTTCGGCGATCCACATGCCGGCGACGGCCATGTCGACGTTGGCCAGCTCCATCTTGGCCAGCTCGTTCAGGGTCTTGACGTCGGGTAGCGCGTCGAACATCGGGCCCACGGCGTAGATGCTATTCGGGATGCGCGTCCAGCGCGGAGCAACGAAGGGCCGCTCGTGGAAACCGGACTCGCGCAGCACAACCTTACCGGCGCATTCGACGTACACCGAAGCATAGGGCAGATTGCGG